CCGACATCAAACGTGCAAAATAACGGTAATGACGATCAGTCCAATCCAGCATGGGCGCAATGGAAAAGGTTCTATCGAGGGTTTTAGGCGCTAAACCTTGGTGTTGCTGGGTTTTATCTAAATTCATTACAATCCGAAAAGTTAATATTTTTGCTAATTTTTGTACGTTTTTGCATGTTTTGCATTGCTCGGGGAACCTATAGTGATCCACAATGGATTGGACTGAGGGGTTCGGGGAACCAAAAAACATGGCATCTTATAGCATTCAAAAACGTGAAAAAGCCGACGGTACTGTGCGGCATCGCTGCCTAGTTCGTGTAAAGAAAAACGGCAAAATATTATACACGGAGCAACGTACCTTTACCAAATATGCAGCTGCCGAGGCATGGGGTAAAGATCGGGTGATTGATATTGAGTCAAACGGGTTTGCTACTGAGGATACGGCTCCTATTACATTGGGCAGCATCATCAGCAAAGCCCTGACAGATGAAAATATCGACAGCAGCATTGGTCGTTCGAAGCGCTTTTGTTTACGGCTGTTATCGGATTGCGATATTGCTAAATTGAATCTGACTGATATTAAGCCGCACCACATCATCGATCACTGTAAATTGCGACGCAGCGCAGGCACAGGGCCATCTACTATTGCAGTTGATGTAAGCGTGATCCGATGGCTGCTACGAATCGCTAAATCAAATTTTGGGCATGAGGTTTCACAAATTTCGGTTATTGAGGCTTACGATGCACTGTATAGCCAAGACTTGATCGCTAAATCGGGGAAGCGTTCGCGCAGACCGACTACGGATGAGATTGAGAGGTTAAAAGTTGGATTAGCTGCAAGAGCAGATCAACGAGCTGCGCATATTCCTTATATTGATTTGCTCGATTTCTCGATACTGAGTTGCATGCGTATTGGTGAAGTATGCCGGATAACATGGGACGATGTAGATGAGGCACAAAAGGCCGTGATCGTTCGTGACCGTAAGGACCCTCGCAAAAAAGCAGGCAACCACATGTTGGTACCACTGTTGGGTGGGGCGTGGGAGATACTGCAAAAGCAGCCGAGGAATGATGCGCGGGTTTTCCCCTACAATGAGCGTAGCGTTACTGCAGGGTTTCAGCGGGTGCGTAACGAATTGGGAATTGAAGATTTACGCTATCACGACCTAAGGCGTGAAGGTGCCAGCAGGCTATTTGAGAAGGGCTATAGCATTGATGAAGTGGCGCAGGTGACAGGGCATAGGAATATAAATACTCTGTGGCAAGTGTATACCGAGTTATTCCCTAAGCGGTTGCATGATAAGGATGTTTAAACCTCTATCTCCACAAATGGCAAGTCGGGTGCAGTTCCTAGCACCCTGCCATCTTGTACGTAGATGTGATCGCCAACCGTTCCTGAGCCAATGGCGCGGATAGTGTGGCCGCTGGCGCTGCTGGCGGTGACAGTGCCATCGGCGTTTACTGCAGCTACAGTCATGATCATCCGTGGCAATACTAACGCTGTTTGAAGTTGTTTAAGCATGGTGCCTCGCTGGCTGTTAGCAGAGTTACGCGATTGAGCGGATCACTGTAATGGATTGTTCGATATCGATATCACCGCGATCACTCACGCTGGCGCGGATACTCCAACTGTCACACGTTCCTTTAAAGACGTCGGCACCTTCGCGGATACCAATCAACATGCCAGGCGTTGCGGGTGGCAAATCAACCATAACGGGCAAGGATAGCGTGACGTTCAGCTTGTCGCCTGTATCTGCCAGCGCATTGGTGCCAGCGATGCGCGCCGCTTGGTTATCTACGATCAACTGAGCGCTAATATCAGCAGCAGGAATATTACCCGCGCTGCCGGTGCGTTTCACCTTAGCGCTAATCCCTTGTTGTTCACCACGTAACCACACTACATCACACAACGGATTGCGGGAGACTGACTCGCTGTAGTTGGTGATCACAGCATCGTGCACTGTTAGGTCCGGTACCGCTGTTGCCATTTCCCATGGCACGGTTGGCCAGCGTGGAATGATAGTCAATTTACGGGTGGCATCATCCGCTAAGATCATGCAGCCCAATTGGCTTGCTGCTTCATTAATCGCGTCAATCGGTGACTTGTTACCCACGCTGAACGCACCTGCAGGAACGCTAAAATCTGGTATCCCGCTTAGCTCTGCAGTCCAACCCGTATTTTGCAACAGATCGCTGATAATACCGCCAAGACTGCGCAAGACAGTGTTGGTGTAGCTGATTGGCAAAAGGTAAGGCGATGACAGCTCAGCGGCGCGCGAACGGCCTGTGCTACTGTGGGTTTCAATCCCAAAGACTTTGCTGGCGCTTGGCTGCTCGGCAATGGCATAAAACTCATAACCGTTAATGGTGATCAGCAGCAGCTCATTGTGGGCGCGCTGCGCATCGATACGGCTTGAGAACTCAAGGCTAACCGACCTCGCCCACTGCCCACGGCTTTGGCTAATGCTCACACTGGTGATCACAATCGGTAAACTATCTGATACTCGCACGCATGTGATCGTTGGCTGCATTAAGTAGTACCTGCGGATTTGTGGTTCAATTGGGATTTTAAAATCGATATTGGGTAATGTCGGGTTGCCATCGATAAGGCCGCCGCCATCGTCCCAGTAGCAATAGTTCGGTGAGGCCGTGAACCGTAAAACAATAGGGTTTGGTTGTGTAGATAATGGCTCGTTGAATCGAAGCGTTACCTTGCCAACAGGTGGGCGGTACTTTGTAGAACATACCCAGCGCGGTTCGTGGAAGCCCCATTTAATCGACTTCTCATCATCGACCACAATGCCGCGGTACTGAATAATCAAGGGGCTTTCTTTGTCCTGACCGTCTATCCATGCGACTGCAGTGTGTAACTGGTGCGCGGCAATATCCAACCAGTTGATTGAAGGTTGTATTTGATGCTCATCGGGCACAACCCAGTTAACGCTTAATGTGATTTGGTGGTCAATAGGCAGCGACCAATTAACGCTGGTGTCAGTTCGAACCTCATCATTATTCAGCCAATGGATCTGCGACAGCGAATCATTGGCTACATTTGAAGCCCACGCTGAACTGATATTAACTTCACTTAAGTTGTAGTTTAGCCAATGTGACTCGATTTTTGATTCAATATCATTGGCGAACTCCGCCAGCATTAATGACTGCTCAATATCGCTCAACATTGACCAGATAAACCCGCACTCAATACCAAAGCTGTTATCAACAATAATAGGTTCATCGACAAACCGTATCTTTATTGGGGATACGTAATTTGCCCATGTGTTATCGAACCTTAACGTTATCATCGTATTGTCGTTACTTTTGGGTCAATTGCCTCTGCACGAATACCGTCTACAAATTTGGCACCATACACCATGTTATCGTCAAGAATACCCACAACTAAATCGTTACCAGCGACGAATTTAATCGGTACACGCATTTTCATAAATTGTCGTGTAACAAGATGGTTGCCATAACAAATCATTGTATTGCGGTCTACAATCACAACCCTTTCGCTATCTGGATCAGTATCGACAGTCACCAATGCTTGAACTGCCAATACATCAAACTTTACAATAACATGAGTCATAGTAAGAGATTTAGGCATACCATTCACCTGTATATTTAATCCACATAAATGGTGTGAGGTAGCCTTGTATCAACCTGAAACCATGTTCACCAAATGTATGATAAAATTCTGTCATATCCCTTCCACCAACAAACGATGACCAATAAAAACCGGGAATAACACCACGTACTATCGGCCTCGCTTCTGTGCTAGATGTGAGGTATTTCCCCCCCAGTGATGGCACAACTGCGGTAAGATGCATTGGGGCATTCGATGGTATAGCACTAGGGTTGATATCGGTGGTTCTTGAAAGCCCGACTACGTTACTATCAAAAGTGTATTCAACAATACCAGCACTGCCATCGGCACAACCAATTTGCATATATGCTTGTGAAGATGAACCGAGATTTCCCGTATAGCTTACTGATGTATCATCACCCGCACCCGGTGTACCACTTACAATACAAAACGGTGACATATCGTTCGGGTCGAACGACTCTATATCGCCAATGAATACAGACCAGCACCCACCTGAATAACCTGTTGATGTAGAAGCAGTAAGTTCGGATGAAGGTTGTATCATCCAGAAACCACGCGATGTACCAATCACAACCCAACCCGATGTTCGACTTGAATTTATATCAAGCCTTCTTAAAACTACCTTGTTGATGAACGTGTTTACAGCGGTTGCAATTTTGGCACATGTGATGTCAATATCGACACTTGTACCGTCTGAACCGTTAGCACTCGCTATTTGAAAATAACCCCCGCTACCGACAACAGTGTTGTTTCTAAAAACTGCCGCATAAGCACCTGTATTTTCAAATTCGAGTGTCCAACCTAATGGCTGTTTATCACCATAGCCGTTGACCAAACATGCCTTTAAAATACTCAACCAATCAGATGGGCGATTTACATTTCCTACTGGCGCACCCACATCGGTAGACTTATAAATTGTTACTGGTAATCCCATTACATACCCCTATTAAGATTCATTGCCACGGAACGCCAGCACGGCGCGGTCGGTGGTGATTTGACTGTGACCGCTTTGCACTGTGCGCAATAACATGACGGGTTTACTCGCGGCATAACTCATAAAACGAATGGCCTCGCCTGCTTGCCAGCCGCCACCAAATGCACCAGAACGAATAATGAAGTACGGCTGCAGGGTTAGCGGGTTTACAGGTGCAAAGTCATTAAGCGTATCGCCAGTCGCAATTTGACCTAGGCGACGACCAACACAGCGGAATGCGGTTGCACTGGTAAATATCAAAACCCAGTCCTCATTTACTGCAGTGTCGTTACGGACCTCAATGGGGAAATCGACAGTATTCATGTTGCCTGTGGCGGGTGCACCATCGAGGTCCCAATTATTAGCCCATGCCGTCATATCCCGCACCGTGCCGATACGGGCCTGTAAGTCACCTAAATTTTGCACACTCGATACATTGGTACCAATGGGATAGCTTTGGCTCAGAGGGGCGGCGAGGATTAAGGATCGCTCCTGTACGTCTGTCACTAGCGCAATTTCGCCAATGGTATCGGTGAGAATGAATGGCGCGGTAAAGCCCGTAAAATCGCTATTGATAGTGACAACACCTGTCGCTTTAACCCATGTGTAATGGGCATTAGCCAGCGTCCAAAGTGATTTACCCTCAGCATCGGTAATATCGACAAAGCGCGCATTGGCGCGAGCGTTGTAAGTTTGGGCTGGCGCTGGACTGCTCACCACTTGTATTTCAGTCTGTTGCACCGAAATCGTGTTCCATGCTGTGAATGCATTCACCACCCCGCCGTTCTTAATCCGCAATGGATTAAGGCCATACAGTTCTGGAGGCGGTGATAGTGTGACAGTCTCACTAATGTCATAACGCAGCGAGGTTAAGTCCACGGCTTGTGCAAAGGTTAACTGCACATTTGAATCCGTGATATTACCAGTAATACCTAAGCCGGTGATCACGCCTGCGTTGTCACTTGAGCCCGATAGCAGGGTGTCACCTGCAGCGTTGCTAATGGTGACATAAAAGGTGTCATAAATTGGGCTGTCGGTGGCGAGTGCAAAGCTGACGGTATTGGCTGAGGAAGTCGATTCCTCAATCAAACAGTCATAATGCACAGTGAAGTCACCACGGGCATCAAGGAACTTAGTGACTGCGCCAGTATGGTAATCAAGCTGTGCCAAACGCACACCACCACTGACGAAGTTGCCGCTAGACGTTTCTGTCATGCTGACACTGCCATGAGTAGTGTTTAAGAATGTCAGCACCATTTTAGTGGTACCGAGTGATATCTTTTTAAAATCAGGGAATGCGGCGGCGCTGCTATACAAGCCATATTTTGCGGCGGAGATGTATTCAATTGTCAGCGTATCGACACCTGGTAAGCTAGAAGTGGTATTGGCTGTGATAGTTGTGCCTGTGACGCTTAAATTCCAATAGGAAAAATTTGAGGCCGTCATACGCGGCTTAAAACCCAGAACCTCATTAACAAAGTCATTATCTAAAATATCTGGCACATCAAAAATGAAAGTGTACTGACCATAAATATAAGGCTGAGAAACGTTATTTTTGATAACGGTACTGGGCACATCGCTACTGCCGCCCTCGACAATACTTTTACCTATCAGTGGATTAACCGTTTTTACTTTTGGTAGCAATTCAGTTTGAGTTGATTCAACAGCCAAAGTATTCGTTGCTGAGGCGGCAGTGAGTTTGGTTACACCATGATATTTAATCCCGTCATTATCACTGGTGTAGCGTAACTTAGTGCAGCCCGACTCACCGTTGATTGTTATATCGTAATTAGGTGTGATAAACGGAATGGCAGGTTTAAATTTCACTATTCCTGTGGGACCACCAGTAACCGTTTCTTGAATTTGGCAGAAATGCTCAAACCGTGGGTAAAGTGCACTTTCGGCGCCAGGATACTCAACAGAAATAACAACGGTTTGTCCCTGCAGTAATGTGACGTTCGACCAATACTCAGTGCCATTAAATAGATAGCTAGATTGCAGATACGACTTAGGAAAGGAGTCTTGCCCTTCCAAAAAGCCAATTAAGCGATTGCGGATCAACTGGCCAGCACGAACGGATGATTCCAGAATCTCAACCATATCGGTCATTCTGTCAGCATCATCAAGCGTAGCGGCTTCGGCGATCAATAAACTGACTAGATCATCGGTTGGCTTTTGGCTAATGAACACATGACCATCGAGCAAAATCGATGTATCAGGGGTATTGAGTGCGGGATAACACTTCACAATATCAACCGCTGATTGCGCGTGATCTATGTCTGAAATGGCACGAAACAGTTCGTTTAGCTTGCCAGACTCCACCGCCAGCTTGGTACGTTGTCCACCCGCATCATCGCTTGAGCCCAATTGCTCTGGTTTAAATACTTTTAAATCTAAACGGGAAATAGTCATAAATGGCCTATAAGGTCAGAAACTTAAGAACCACGTTAGTGAGCTTTTCAAACCCGCCAACTTCGTCGAATAAATCCTCACCCGTTATGGGTGAGCCTGCAGTGTTATCCCAAACCACGTTGTAACTGGCGCCTTCATAGGCCAACGTGAAGGCGGTTAACGTAATGGCGGCATGGGCTTTTAGTTGTTCAAACTCAGTGCGCAGCATCCATCCCGATTTGGTGCCTAACTCCATGGCAATACCGGCTGGGATAATGGTTTGCTGCACCAATGGCGCACCGTTTAAGGCGCGCTTCATGTTGGCCGCAACGCGGGGCGTGTTGTCACGGTTTAGCCACAGCAAATCCACCGCGATATCGATGTTATCGATGGTTGTCATAGGGACCTTTGATTAATTGGGGCAAATAACAGGATTGGCTAACCGCCAACAGATTGCAGACGTTTGATCTCATTCATCAATTCAGTGACGAGGCTGCGCTTCATTTGGGCGTTAAAGGTGCTATTGCCAACCTGCAGTTGCAGCACTTGCATATCTGAAGTGTTAGCCACAGATTGCGTGCTGGTTTGGGTATTGGCTTGTGTATTAACGGTAGCGGTTGCTTGATTTTGAGCGGTAGTTTTAGCAGTCGCGGCACTGGCCTCGGCTTGCTTCTTCGCCTCGGCAGCGCTTTGCTTATCGGTTGCTTGCTGGGCCTGCAGGGCCTTACGTTCTAAGTCTTGTGCCTGCTTAAGATCACTAAGACTTTTTTGCAGTTTATTGATGAGCTGACTATCACCGTATGCTTGAGCTGTGGTGATTAAATCGTTCACTTCCTTTAGCTCACTAGCAAACTTACGCTCAGCAATATCCTTCTGGTTGCCCAAAGCGGTATCGAGCCGGTCTTGAATATCCATTGTGGTTTTATTAATTTCATCAGCCAATTCTCTAAAGCGTGAACGGGCTTCATCGATCGCTTTGTTGAGCGGAACAAGCTGATTATCAGAAAGCCTTACAACAGAGTTATTAGCGAGATCAGCAAGTTCACCTAGCTCTTGCAAGCTGAGTGAGCCGCTCTCGATTTGAGTGACCCAATCACGCATCCGAATGGCATTATTGATTTCACGTCGTTCGCGTTTTTGATCAGCACCCGCAATTTGATTATCCAATTGCGCTAACCTTTCGGTCATTGCTTGGATAGTGGCATTTGAGTAATCATATTCGGTATTCAGCGAAACAATCACATCACGCGTGGCGGCAGCACTTCCCCTAAAGTCATCAATCGTACTTAATTGTTCCGCGATAACTTTAGCATTTTCAATACCAGCGGCAGTATTATCCTTAGTGGCCTTAGTGTTTTCCTTCGTTGCCTCGGTATTTTCATCTGTCTTTTTACTGCTTTCACCCACCACTTTATTGACTTCACTCAACGTCCCTTTGAGTATTTGTGACTGAGCATCGTACTCTTGCTTAGTTAATAAACCCGCCCTGAAATTTCGATCCAATGCTTCAAGCTGTGCTTCATAGTCACGCTGCAATATCAACAGTTCAACATAGGTCGCGTTCTCTATCTTGGATAGCTCAACAGACTCGCGCTTCAGATCTGCTAGGTTGGCTTCTTCCTTAGCCAACTTAGCCTTGATGATAGTCAGTTCAGCCGAGGCCTTACTGTCATCTTTTAAAGCCGCTTCAAGATCACGAACCTCTTTCTCGGTCCTTAATATTTTTTCTTGCAAGTCTAGCTGGGCATCAGACAACAACCCTGTCGCAGCAATAGATTTGTTCGACTGCTCAACGGATTTAGTATGTGATGCCGCTAACTCTTGCAGTGAAATATTCAGTTCTTTTTCGGTCAGCAAACCCTTTTCGTACTGCGCTTGGAGCGCTTTGCGCTGAATAAGAAATGCATTAGTTAAATCAGTTTGAGTGAGGGTTTTAGTATTACTTTTATCAACTTCTACGTTGTAATCCTTGACCGATGCATTGAGCAGCTTGGTCATGTTATTCAATGTTTCTGTTGAAATAAGCCCTTTATCATGTAGCTGATTTAGTTCAGCTTGCCGAGCCATTGCCTCCTTTACTGTGACAGAATACTGTTCTGTAGAGGTATTAACTTTTGACTGACTAACGGCAAGCGAACTCGCAGCCTCAGCACCTTGCTTATCTGCCTCTGCTTTTTTCTTACTAGCATCAGCAGCGTTATTTTTAAACTCGGCCTCAAGTTCAAGCTCACGATTGGCAAGTACAATAGCTGAAGTCAAGTCACGGTATATTTTTTCAGAATCAGCATTATATTTATTACTATCAATGATATTTTTTAAACTAGCTTGCTGTTCTGTACTTAATTTATTAATTGCACCTTTATATTTATCTGATGCATCTAGCAGTTTTTCATACGCAATTGAAGATTCACCCGCCATACGGGCAGCAGCATTAGCCATATCCTTATAATTATTTTCAAGATTTTGCTCAAGCTCCCTCATCTTTATTTGAAGCTTATCGATGAATGTGGTGTCTACTTTTAAACCGAAAAATTCAGCAGCTTTATTTTTAAGCTTTGTAAAATCCAATGCTGCTTGCTGCGCACTAAGCGTTATGAAGCTAAGCGGTAAAGCCAGTGAATTAACACCGAGCTTTATTCTATCGAATGCTTTTTCAAATAGGCCTACCTTGTCGTCAGAGAACGTCTCCACAAAATCATTGGCTGCCTTCGCGAGCTCCACAAAACCGCTAACTAATTCTGGTAGTCTTTCTACCAAATTAACAACATCCTCCCGCACCTTATCGATGGCATCACCTGCACCACGAATTGCAAGATCAGTATCATACGAAAACGCTTGCCCAATATCGGTAGTTAAGGTGTGGAATTTGTTAGATAGACGACCTAATGCTGACTCTTGTGTTGCATAAGCTTTAATCGCTTCCTTCATATGGTAATCGCCTGCAGCATAGGCTTTATTACTTAGCTCTAATGCAACTTTTAGACGATCTGTACCATCCGCTAATACACTAAGAACGCCTGTCGCCTCAGTGCCATCAATGCCCATAGATTTAAGGGCATCAGAGACTAATCCGCCTTCGGCCTTAACCTTTTGTAAGCCCTCAAGGAATTTAACCAATACCTTTTCAGGCGCGTCACCGAGATCTTGCTCAATCTGCTTAGCGGTTAGTCCGGTAATCTTAGTTAATCGCTCAAGTGAATCACCGCCTTTTTTGCTCGCTTCGTTAATCTCAGCGCCAAGGCGTTGCATAGCCGTTCGCGAACGTTCAGCTGGTTGGCCTAACTCTGCCAGCGTAGTACCAAACGCCGCAGCTGCGGCAGAGCCCAAGTTAATTTCACGGGTACCAGAAACTATCTCCTTGGTCATCTGCACAATATCAGCTTCGGTAATCGCAAAGTCGTTACCAAGCGCTACCACAGCCGAGGATAAATTGTGGATCTCAGGGATACCTTCTTGAGTCATCCCTAAAATTCTGGCCAGCATAGTTGCCGCTTCATCGCCGGCTAAGTTGGTTGATAACCCCAACGCATCAGCCGCGGCCACTAAACTGAGAATATCTTCAGTCGATTTAGTACCTAGCTGGCCTGCCACTTCTGCCATGCGCAGCAGCTCATTCGTGCTGGTAGGAGTGACGTTTTCGCTGAGGTTTTTAAGCTCATCGGCCATTTTCACCACAGTATCACGGGCAAGGTTGGTGGTTTTTTCAACCTTAGTAATAGCGGCTTCTAACTCACCGTAGTTTTCAACGCCACTTTTTACCGTTTGCACCGCCTGCTGTGCCGACAGCAATACTGCATAAGCCTTAGCCAGCGTGCTCACCGCCTTGGTGGTGAGGTCAGTTTGCGCGTTGGCGACCTTGGCCGAGTTTTTAGAATCAACCAATAACCTATCGTGCTGCGCTAATTTATCGTTAACCCCTTTAAGCGCGGCTTCTGCGCCAGCTTGTTTGGTTTTTAATTCTTGGCTGGCATCGCCCAGCTTACCCATATCAATGCCGGCTTTATTCAGCACAGCTTGCTGTTTATCTAATTGCGCTTTATTGCTACCAAGGCTTCTGCCAAGGTTAGTTAGTTCATTGCTGGCCGTTTTAACTTTAAGTGCATATTCGGCTTTATTACGGCCAGCCTTTTCAACTTCGGTACCTAAGCGCGTTAATTCGCTACGTTCTTGCTCAAGCTCGTTTGCCAACTTGGTCGCACTGGTGGCGGTATTTTTTTGCGCTGATTCAAGCTGCTGCAAATCGGTTTTAGCCGCGGATAATGCCTTTGCTTGTGCTTGGCTGGCCTGTGCACCTTTATTTTGAGTCGTAGTTAAACGCTCAACTTCGGCGCGAGCGGAGGCAAGTTGGCTATCATAGCTAGCCAACTGCGCCGCAGTTTGGCTGTATTCAGTTTCAAGCTTAGCCATTGAGGCAGCCGCATCTTGCTGCGATTTCTCAAGGTTTTTTGCCTCAGTATTAGCCTGCTTCTGCTCTTGCTTTAACTTATCGAGCGCTTGGGCGTTATCAACATAGGCGCGTTCGCCCTTGTTAATAGACTCAGTAAGCGAATCAATCGCCTTAATCGCTTCTTGCTGGCGTTTTAAATCATCAAGTTGCTCATTGAGCTTTTCGCTTTCGCGCCCCAACTCCTGCAACGCTTGCTCAGACTTTTTGGCCTCAGCAGAAAACAAATCCTTACCTTGGATGGTTAAATTGACTTCTTGATCATTAAAGCTCATAGCCTATGCCTATTAGTGGTTGTGAGTGAGCGCGCTACAGGCGCAACAAAGCCTGTGATCAGCTATTCATGATCACAGAAGTAAAATTCGATATTGTTTTTGCAAAGTTAATGAAACAAAATCCTTACAAACAAGCCTAAGTAAGGATGCGAGATGGAAGAACAAACGTTTTATAAGCGTGGCAATGTGCTGGTCAGCAGCAGTCGCTTTGTGGTAGACGGCCAAACCTATGTAATGCGTAATGTGTCATCAGTAAAAGCAGGGCAAACACCAGGTTCAAAAAAGGAAGCGAATATTGTTGGTTTACTTGCATTACCATTTTTTTTTGCTGGTGAAGCTGGTTTATGGGTTGTTGTACTATTACTCCTCTTTTTTTTGCATTTGAGATATCAAGTAAAACCACTATATACCGTCGTACTAATGACCACAGCAGGTGAAAATCAAGCGTTAACCAGCACGGACAAACAATACGTAGATGCCGTAGTTAAAGCATTAAACGAGGCCATTGTGAGCCGTGGGTAACCCATAACACTTTTTAGTTATCAGTTAACTGATAACTAAAATTGACAAACGCGCCTAGGCGGGGCGATACTATTTCGGCATTGGCAAAATCCAATGCCGGGTTTCGCACCCCGCAGTATCACAGGCGCAATCATGTCGCCAGCCTAGTGCTGGTTTTTTATTGCGTGACTCGGCGCACCTCTACTATGGTGAGCTGGGTGGGGCAACCTTCGGGTTGGCCGTTCCTGTGACGGTAGTGCGAACCCTGCTCAGCTCATCACCAATTGATTCGCACTAGTTGGTGATGATTACTCACGATCACAGGAGTGTCACCCATGAAACTACAACAGCCTAAAAACACCGCCGCGCAACTGGTATTTATTAACGGCCAGCAAACCATTACTAGCTCGCTGATCGTTGCCGATTATTTTGCTAAACGTCACTGTGATGTTTTACGTAAACTAGACCAAATACTTATTGAAGCACCCAGCGAATTTACGTCTACGCATTTTTGCGTAAACCTGCAAAATCAACAGGTTGGCAATAATCAGCGCGATTTACGTAATTACCAAATGACCAAAGATGGTTTTATGTTTTTAGTCATGGGATTTACGGGTGCCAAAGCCGCCGAACTGAAGATCAACTTCATTAATGCCTTTAACGAAGCCCAAGCCCGCCTCTCCCGCACCCAAAGCCCGTTTGAACGTCAACGCATGTTATTTACATGGGAAGGCGGTAAAATTGTCAGCTCGCAGCCCATCGATGATGATCAGTTTGTCACTCGGCGCGATAAGCTGGTCAACTATATCCGCGAACCACGCTTTTTATCCCTTGAGCAGTTAATCGAAATTAGCGAAGCCGCTAACCAACAAATCGCCTGTATCGCGCGTATTGGCCGCGAGCAAGCACGGTTAAGTTAAAAAGCAAAGCGTTGTTATTGCTTTGGTTTTTAACCTAGCAAAAAGGCTCACAGTATTGAATAAATGCTGTGAGCCTTTTATTTGAGACAGGTTATGCTGCGCTACGGACGAAGAACTTAGACTTACCCGTGGCAACGATTGAGCTGTCAGCGAGTACAGCACCTTCAATATCGAAGCTACCGTAATCGGTACCGATCAAGTCTAAGCCTGATGTGGGTGTGGGCTTCCACTTATAAAACTTCAGCATCCACGGTTTACCGGTTGAGTCGTTAATACCGTCAACAACCACACTGACCGTTTTGCCTGATTCCGTTAATGCCTGCAACGCATTACCCGCTTGGCTGGTGTAGCCAATGGTTAATGTTTGGCCTGCTGTAATGGCGCCAGTCGATAACGCGCGGATACCTGCGGCACTGACAACATAATCTTCATCAAGTACATAAGTCACATCACCCGCTTCATTTTTAACAACAGGGGCGATACTGGTATCAATCATTTTTGCGGTTTGCGCTAAGCCATCGAGCACAGCGATAATTTCTTCATCTGCAACGGGTGTTGCAGTTAATACATCAATCTTACCGCGCATAGCTAGCGCTAAGTTCTCGTTGTTAAAATCGTAAAAGGTCGCACTTAATTTTACGGATTTAATCAACGTGACTTCATCGGCATAACCTCCGCCACCACGGTAGTTGGGCAAGGATTTGGTTTCTTGTTCGATAGCGAGCTTTACGCCGCTCACGTTGCCACAGTCACGGCCATCGATATAGACGATCGCTGAGCCGATGTAACTTTCGGTTACTATTTCACTCATAGTGAGTCTCCAAATTTAACGGTATTAACAAGGGATAAGGTGAACACCGCTAGGCCGTGTTCTTCATGGGCTTCGGGCATGATGTACTTGCAGGGCTCTGTCTCTTTAAAGCTGATCACCGAGGGCAACCAGCTAGGTTTTTCAGGGAAGCGTTCATCTTTATAGAATGCACTTCGGATAGCGCGCACGAGGTTGATTAACTCACTGGTTGGTTGCGGATTTTTAGCGAGTTTTACGCCAGCAACCACTTGCAGCACCAGATCATCCTTATATTTATCAATGCCATTTTTAGCGTCAAAGGCATCGGTATAGGGCTGCAAAAAGATGAATTTGCTTTCTTTGGCAATGGACTGCACATAAAAACCTTCACGTACAGTGGCGCCGTCAACCAGCCCGAGGCGGTCTAAGATTGCTTGGATCATGAGTTTGTCTCTTAGTTAACGGCTAGCGTGGTGGCCGTAGCGTTCGCGTAGATGCTTAATAATTGGTGGCTCAATATCTTCTTCCACGCCTCTGAAAGCTTGTAAGACAGAAGGGCCATATTTAGCCTTAATCCCTTTATCTTTTGCTTGTTTAAAGGTGCGCCACTTTTCGCCTCGATGACGCTCGTACATTACAAAATTGCCATTTCTACCTATAAAGGTAAAAGTGCCTTTAAACCAGTGTGGTTCATTGCGCAACGAACGGATGATGTGACCATCAGCTCTTGACCTCCCATTTTTACCTATCCGTTTTTTACCTGAAGCAAAACGGGTTAAGGAACTCGAGCGGTAACGGGCTGTAACGAAACCCTTTAAATTTCGTGGGTCTACACTGTAGCTAATCAAGTTTTCTACATAGCTTTTTGAGTTAAAACCGTATTTGTTAAAAATGCCGTCAACTGCTGCCTTTTTACCAAACTTAACTGCGTCCTCAATTGCCCGATTAATCGCTGGCGCTTGTGCATCACGAATGCGGTTAAGTTCCTTTGTTACAGCCTCCATGCCTTCAATCTTTATGCGTGCCATTGGCTAGGCCTCAAGCGGAATATAGATAAAGGTCACGCTGACCGAATCCATGCTTACCCTTTGGGTGAGGCGTCCTTGCTGGGCGCTAATGCCCTCACCTATCGCAAACTCATCACCAGAATTTACCGCCCCTTCGGATTGTAAAAACTCGGCACGACTGATTAGCTCGGGGACATATTCATTAGACGAGGCCGCAATTTCAGCGCCGTTATCATCCAAACTCACCAGACGAGTAAATGGCGCTGAACCATCGCTTGGGGTAAAAAGGCACGGATCAGCCAAACGCTGAAACAGCCGCACCATTTTACCCCGCACGCGATCGGCAAAGTGGTTGCCAACGTTAGGCATTGATCTTCACCCAGACGCTGGTAGATGGATTTGCCGCAGCAGCCCATACTTTGCCAGCTAAGGTATTGCCCGTGGCGAGTGATGTGATTTCATTAGCGGTGTCGTCCCAATACACGGCTGCGCCAACTGCGAGCACATCTGTGGATTTTTTAGGGAGTTCAAACACGCCTTCAGTTACACCTGTACCTTCGGTATCTGCGGCAATGGCGCCAATCGCCACAACTAACAATGTGGCCAGTAATACCGCTTCACCACTGGCAACTGCGGCGGTGGGCGTAAAGCTAATGGTCTTGCCATCTTGCACATAATTTTTCATGAGAGTGTTCCTGCTTAAAAACAAAACTGAATAAAAAAGGGCTATCGTTTGATAGCCCATTTATGTCGGTTTAGCGCTGTTTACACGCCTGTTGATTTCACCAATCCACGGTAATCAAGCGGTGCAACACCCGCGTCGATACGCACTTTGGTGGCGACGCCGTCGATAGTGAAGCCCTGTTGCTGCTCAATGTAAGGCGTGTCGATGCCATCAAGGTAAGCCACCTCAATGGTGTCGCGGCCTTGACCCGCAGAAAGGAACCACTGAACCGCGCTGTTATCATCTAAACGAGGCTCAGCAATCACTTCGGCAAAGTTTTGGATTGGGTTAGCAATACCTGAATTCACATCGGCACCTTTAACAGAACTGGACTTAATGATCTGGTTAAACGTGGTTTCAAGCGCTACAGGGCACAGTACAAACTCAGGGCGAATATTCAGGTGGCGATTACCCGATTTTTGCTTACGCATTAACATGCGATTGGCATCGAGAGCCGCCACACTTGGCGCACCGGAACCTAAGTTGCCATGGTCATTATGGAACAGCGTTTTGCCATCAGCCATTGCGGGGTTTTTGGTTAATACCGCATATACCAAATCGCCAATGGTGCCTTTGGCGGCAAAGCCCATTTTCATTGGGATATCAGTCAACATACTCATATCGTCGTTGATAATGGCCTGACGGGTAATGCTGAACAACTCGCCATAGGTAGCCAGCGCGATTTGTTGCGCATGGTCGCCAACGGTGACGTACTTGTATTCCGCACCTTCACGCACTTGGCGCAGGCTATTAAAGTCACCAAGGCCGATACGTTTGGCGATATTAAAGTTGCCTAACTGGCCTTTCTTGGTCCAACGCTCGAAGGTTTCTTCGGCGGTTTCCCAGCCCATTAACACTGATTTATTAGCTACATCCAACAGAATGTTGCCAAAGTCGCTTGAGCTGTGGGTAAAGGCTAAGCCGACCATCTCCATTTTGTTGAATCCAGCGCAGCCGATACCGCGATCTAACAGTGAGGCGCGTGCCAACTCAAGCATGGAGTAGCTCGAATAGTTGTTGCTAGCTTCAGCTTTTGTATGGCCGGAACGCGCCATTAACTGAGCACGAATTGAATCACCCACGATGTTACCGTTGCTGGCATGAATAATGACACTTTTAGGCTGCACGGCGCACGACGTAGTGTTCTCACCCAGCTTTGCCAAGATCATGTCTTTGGCTTTATCAGCATTGATGTTGGCATCGGCAATACACTGATTACGTAACTCAGCTAACTCAGGAAAGAAAGTAAATGCCGCATTGATACCGTTCATACGCTCAGTATTAAACGCAATCGCAGCCGCTTGAATAGCTGTGGTATCAGGTTGTGTTGCTGCAGGCGCAGGCAACTGAGCATTAGGTGCTGCTGGTGCTGGCACGAGTGGGTTGGGAGCACTGTTACCCTGCGGTGCAAACAGGTTTTTGAGAGCTTCAGGCATATTAGTAAAATCCTTAAGACGTTTTGAATTAAGTGATGCCGCCATTTGCAGCGGATCGGTGAGGGTGTTGGCAAAACCTTTTTCCACTGCTTCGCGCCCAGTTAGCCAAGTTTCAGCGGCTAACAGAGCGTGGAGTTCATCTTCTGACAAGCCTGTTTTGTGTTGGTAGGCGCCCACTAAATTGCCTTCAACCTTATCGAGCAAGTCGGCGTATTTGCGCATATCTTCGGCATCACCGAGGGTTCCGCCCCAAGGCTTATGCACCATCATCATGGCGTTTTCAGGCATGATGACTTCATCAAAAGCCATGGCAATCACACTGGCCATCGAAGCTGCAAGGCCATCGATGTAGCAAACTTTGTGCGCTGGGTGGCCTTTGATCATGTTGTAAATCGCCATGCCTTCGAATACATCGCCGCCTGGCGAATGAATACGGGCGGTAATGGTGCCCACTTTGCCTAGGGCCTGTAGATCACGGGCGAACTGTTGCGCACTAATGCCCCAGCCGCCAATCTCGTCATAGATCATTAACTCGGCATTACCGTTTTGGGCTTTGAGGCTATACCAGCTATTGGCGGGTTTATTACTCTGGTTCAGCGTTGCGACGGGCACGCTCAGCGCTCCGCTTGGCAGCATTGCGCTTAGCATTGCTGATGCTATTGGGGTCTTTTTCACTGTTAGGATCTCCTAGCGAGGGGTCGGGGTCATTGGCCGTGACCATGTTGTTGTCGCGGTTGTAATCCACCTCACGCTTACGCTGGCGTTTTACTTCTGCAGGATTACGGCCACGGGCGCGAGTCCAATCGGCCTCGGTTGCGACGTTGGCAGCGATCATCATTTCCCAGCCTTCGGCCTCTTTGCGTGGATCAATCCATGGCATGGTGGGCCCGTAGTACACGGCATCAAATAAGGTGCGCATGTCGATATCTGGCGGTAGCACTAATGGGTCCTGCTTGTTGTGCATTTCCATTTTGAGAAAATTGCGGAACACAGGCCGCGACCAGCCAGCACAAAACCACTGCTGCATAATGCGGTTGGATTCGTCTTGCTCAACTAGCTCTTGGCGCTGGCTTGAATAACTGCCGTTGTAGTCACGGGCAATGCTGGAATAGCTGCCACGGGTACCGGCTGCGGCGGCTTTTAATTGGCCGTTACGAAAATCAACTAAGTGCACATTAGGCCGATTGGATTCAATCATGCCAACATCTTCACCGGGCTTGAGATCATCGAAGGTCATGCCAGGTGCAATGGGGATTTCACGGCTTGACGATTCACCACTTGAGTCAGGAACAAACATGGCGGCATCGCCGCGCTTGATGTAGAACGCCAGCGCGGCCGCAATCCGAGCCGCTACTCGCTCAGATTCCTCATAGTCTTTAATATCGCCAAGGCGGGTTAAAATGCCGTGGAATAACGAAGCGCCACGCAGCTGGTGCAAGCGTTTAAATAAGCCTAAGTGCATCATGCTCGATGCGGGTATCACTTTGGTTTTGTAGCGAAAGCCGACTTGATCCGCAGGGTGATCAAGCAATACGTGATAGTTAACTACTTGGCCCCAGCCGTTCACTTCGAGCCCTTGGCGTACCCGCTTTGCTGGTTCGTTTAACTCGTAGGGGATAAAGTCGGCTTCTAACGCTTCAATACTGTATTGAGTGCCTTGCTCATTTGGGTGGCCGAACTTAGCCACTTTACCCATCACATGCTGGCCAAATACATCACCATCACGCAGGGCGCTACGTAATACCAAACGCTCTAATTCAGGGCGACTAAAGCGGCCCGTCACATCACACTTAAGCGACCATGCACCGAAACGGCGCTGAATATCGTTGGCTAAGTCATCAAGGATTTCACCGCGAATACTGCGCGGCTGCGGTTCAACTACAATCCCTTGGGCACCGATCACCCGTTCTTCCATGCGGTCGAGAATGCCGATACTGAGATCATGATTTTCGTCTAACCAGCGCGCTTGCTCACGTAGGCTTTTACCTGCTGCAAATATTGCTTGGTTTGCCCCGCGACTTTCCTTTTTAGCGCGATGCGTACGGCTTGGACTGGCGGCTTCATACCCTTTCAGGTTGCGGTAGCTCATTGCGGCCGCTTCACGCTGTAATGCTAAACGCGGGGCAAATATCGCCAGCGCATCATTGATAATGCTCATGTGTTGCTCCGACTTATATTTTTAGAAGTGCCCTATTAATGCGGCTTGATTAGTTAAAGCGGGCTAACTTGACGCCACCCTGTGGGCGGCTAAAGGCATTTAAACGGCGCTCCCATTCGAGGCGACCTTTGCGGATTTCGCCTAGGTCCTCAGTGGTCATTGTTTTGCCGTTGATCGTGGTTTGCTTGCCTGCCAACACATCAAGCTCGGCCTGAAAGTACGCATCGATCATCTGTTGGCATTGGGTTTTGGTCATGCTGTTATCCTTGGCTTTATGGTATTGACTACAGCCAACCGCCAGACGTACCAGAGCCGCCACCATTTAGGTAAGCAGCATTCGCATTGGCCTGTTTTGCGGCTTTAGGTTTAGGTTCTTTGGGTTGGTCGCTTGATATGGCGATCGGGGTAACTTGTGAAAGTTTGTCGAGGTTGATGCCGAATTTTTCTATCGCGATATACAGCGCGGCCAAGGCGTAAACGAAACAGTCTAGTGCCTCGTTGCGGCGCTTTTGGTTGTCCCATTTATAGATGATTCGCCCGTTTTGGCGCACCGGCACTTTGCGTTCACTGGTGAGCTGTTGCAGCTCAACGTCATCACATACCGCTTCGTTTAGCGGAAAGTGAATCGCACCAGGCTTGCGCACATCAACATCAGGGGCAATTCGCAACATCGACATCAACAACTCTTTGGCGTTGTCGGTGCCGACCTCCGTTAAATAAACGCCTTTGGCGGTTCGCTTACGGGGGAAGTTGGCGATCGGCTTGCCGTAAACGTTGGCACCTCTAATGGGTATAACCCGCATTAGCCCAAGCTTTTTACTCATGGCATAAACGTCATCGGTGTAGTGACCACCTGAGTCCCAACCCACTACGCCAATATTGAGCACAACACCATCGGCACGGGCATAGCTTTGCGCAATACGCTCAGCCACTTTGTCTTTTAATACTTGATCAGCGGGATCACCATGGAGAATAAAGCGGTCAATTAGCGCCGCCTCTTTACCCGCACCCCAGCCCCAAACACGGCCTTCGTAACGGTTATCTTGGGTGTCGATACCGCAAGTTAAATACACCACCCAGTTAGGCACTTTGCCACTGGGGTACATTTCGCGGCGCTTCGCTAATTCTTCCCACTCTAAGCGCTCGCCGTTGTCGTTATCCCACGGTTGGCCTAGCTTAGTGTTGACGAAAGTCTGCAGCTTTTCTTTATCGCCTTTGGCTTTAAAGAACTCAGTAACCAATTTCGCCCAGCTGTTAAGCGAGTTATAGGCCGACCAGATATGAATCGAGATATTGGGCGGCGTGGTGATGTCGTTTCCGTCGGCATCATAAAAGTCTAAAAAGTCTTTAGTGCGGATGCCGGTGTTTTCGCATATCCAGATCGCGCTTGGGTGCAGCTCCATATCATCGAGCTGATTGTTTTCGATACAGCAACC